GTATCAGTACTAGGCTTACTAGATCCAAGACCTTCTGTGAGAATTCGATACTGATTATGTATATTAGAATTTTTATCACTAGATGTCCAGTACTGAACATTTAAAATACAATCAGTATCTTTGATTAGCGATCCGCAATTCCATAATGCAAATGTATCTTCGCTAATAAACGATATAAATTTATGTCCTATACTTGCAGGGTCGGCTATAAAATCAGCTACTGTTTTTGCACTTATTGATCTTGATTCTATATCTGGGACTGTAGTTTTGCCTTCGACCCAGAAATAGTTTAGAGGGGTAAAACGTTCTGCTATAGGATCGTAGACTCTTTTAGAAACATAAGCGTTGTTGCCGTATTTGGATTTGCCTGTTATTCCTAACGAAAGTCCATCAGGCGACTCTGCTATTTCGTCCCATTCTACAGGAGTTAGCTCTGTTTCTACCCACTCATATACCTTTATTGACGAACCTACAAATAATCTATTCCAATTACTTGTAGAATAAATTACATTAGATTGATAAGGATTTATAAACTTAGTAATTGACAAGTCCCACCAAAGTTGACCTGTTTGCTCTGCTCCCCAAGTGCTTGTTTTGTTTACTGTTGCACCATTTAATCCTATATTGTATGTAGCAGGATCAAATACTGTTTTGTATCTAATTTCTTGATCTGCTATTCCAGCAATTTTTCCCTGTACAGGATCAATATAATCAAGGTTAGTTATGATTTCATTTTTTAAATTATCGTAAATTAATACTCGCTTGATCTTGTCAAGGTTGGGGATTTTCTTAGGAACACGATATGTTTCCCAAACACGTTTGTTTTCAGGTCTACGAAAATCAAACACTGCACCTTTTTTACCCCCAGTATTAGTAAAATCAGTTAATGCTGTGTATAAGTGATTCTGCTTGGCAACAATGGTCTGTCCAAACGATCTTGCTTCAGTATCATTAAAATCTAAAGTTTGACCATAGACTAAACTATTTTCTATTCTATCATAAACGTAAACAACACCGTTACCTAAAATCTTATTTTTAAAGTTTGTAAAATTATTATCAAACGTTGTACGTTTTTCATTTAACAACGACTCTTGATCAAGCACAAATTGTGAATATATTGGATCTTGATCATTGTCATACCCTAACAAATAATTGAATATTGGTTTTGCATGATTATCAAAAGTTGTGATTTCATCTGAATATGAGTTGTGAGCAGAAACATAAAGGGTATCACCGTCAAAATCTAATGATGCTCCAAATAATTCTTTTCTTTTCGCATTTGCACTAGTTAATTTTTGTCCAGTGTTATTATTAAGATCTAGTACAAATTCACCGGCAACTTGTCGGTATACATAAACTGCTCCTTGACTATCTATATCTGCTGAGTCTAGTGATGCTCCTACTGCAATCAATGTACCATCTCGACTAATACTAACTGCTTCTCCAAAATTAGATGTAGTATTAGTAGCTAATAACTCTTGTGCTTTTATATAATTACCATTAATTGCTCTGTATATAACAACCCTGTTAGGTTTAGTATTGTTGTAAATTGCTGTAACAACAACAACTTCACCTTTTTCGTCTGCATCAAAAATAGTTCCAAACTCAAGTAACCCTTCTTGATCAAGATTTAACGAACTATCATTACCTGGAACAAAATTTGTATCGTTAGGAATATAACCTACATAATCAATGCCAGTATATTGTAATCCGTCAAAGGCAACTCTTTCCCAATCTAAAATATTAAACTGAAGTCCTGGGGCAATATTAGTTTGTGCTTGATAAAATATTCCATCTAAGAAAACAATATCATTTATAAAATATTCTTTTTCTGGACCAAACTCACCCCTGTATTTTTTATTTTTAGCAAGTTCCCAGTTATAGAAAGTTCCGTCGGCAGTAAGTCCGTAATTTACAAAATAAATTCTTCCAGGATTGTTAGATGTTCCTGAGCCACGACAACCTACAAATAATTTGTATAAGTTATTATTTTTTCTAATTAAAACTTTTGAGCCTAATCTTAGATTATCTTGAATTTCTGGAACAATAAACGATCCTACTAAACTATAAGTTGTTGAAGCTTCTTTAGCATAAACTGTAAACATGCCAAGATTATCAGTATTAACTACAAACCCATCGGCATTTACAGATACATTGTAAATAGGTCTCCAATCAAAATTTGCCTGTGACGGTATATTAGGCTGTGTTGCAATACCTAGTATAGGATCGTCTCTATAGATAATATATTCTGCACCAGTTATTACTGCCTGAACAGGCACTGTTACAATAGGTGCAGCTAATCTAAATACTACTAAACCGCCAATTCCTAATGATGCATTACCTAAAGATACTGAGCGAATTTCGCCCATTCTTCTAGTAACTGAATACACTGGACTTGGATCAGTTGGTTCTCCTATAAATTCAATGCTAGAAACATTACCAAAATTTCTACCTCTTGACCAAGTTCCTACAACGTTTTTAACAAAGATCGTAGCACTTAAACCGTTACGTTGATAAAACGTTATTAGACCAGTTGCGCCAGTATTTCTATCTCTAACAAACTGTCCAACACGCGGTTCAAACGGATTACCAAATGTATCAGTCTCATCTAGATTGAAATTAATATAGCCGCTCCATACGTCGACAATAGTATGTGTTTTATTTGTATTAAAAGTAGTTATACCAAGCGGTGAAATATCTACAAACCCACCATCTGAATAATTAGGTAAATTAACTACTTCAAGTGTAACTCTGTCACCGGTTGATAATTTAGTTGTAAGACTATTTGGTGCTCTAACTACGAACAAATCACTTGGAATTATGTTTAGATTATTGTATGCACCTGGTGCTCCTTGATACGTTAGTGTTCTAATATAGCTATTAATATTATTTTCACTATTAACAATAGTGTTGTTATAATCATAGATATTGCCGCCACGAGCACCTGGATCAGCTTTTCCGTTAGGTATAACGTTGTATACTGCTAACGCTCGGCCTTCATCTTCGTTAACTAATCCTACATTGATTGTTGACGTAGTATTAAACCACCAATATCCGCCTAGATCATCAGATACATCTAATGTTTCAATTGGTGCAACTCTTACATACTCTCCTACGAACTCGCCTTGTTCAGTAAATAAAGATCCTGTAGGTTGCCAACGACCAAACGATCCCTCAACATAAACTGTTGCTGCGCCTTCATCTTGATATACATAAGCCACATATCCAAATACTCCTTCGGAGTCTATTTGTTCTCCAATTTCAGGTAGATTAGCAAATGTTTCAACATACAATACTGCATCAATTTTCTTTTGAATTATTAAACCACCTTCAAGATTTGCCTCTGTAAATCCAGTTACTGCTCCGCCAAACGGTTGTCTAGCAGTTAAAGTTAAAGGTAGCTGATCTTGATTTGCTGTGGTCCTTAAATACCAATCTAAAAATACTCTATCTCCCGGGCCTGTACCGGCATATTGATCTGCTGGTGCTCTAACTAATATATGATTTGTTTCTACATTTTTAAACGGATAATTACCTGTTATTAAATTATTAAATGTAATTTCGCCGGCAGTGATATTATACTTTTGTAAAATTTCAATAATTGATCCAAAGCTAGAAAACTCAAGTGAATCGTCTGCTCCGCGAATGTCTACAACAGCTTCCCACAGTTGATCGCTAAACAATACACTTTCGCCGTTTTGATAGTCTGTTTCTTCGTCGTAGTCACCTCTAAATAAAGTTTTTATATTTGAAGCATTAGGCGAACCTACAACAATAAATTTGCCGTCTGGGGATACTGCTACACTTTCAGCATACTGCTGCCCTAGGTCAGCTAAATTGTCTGTAGGTTCAATGATTTGTGTAAATTGAAAGTTTTGAGAATTTGCACCACGAGTATAGACAAAAGCCTTTCCATTAGTTGAAGCACCCGGTGATCCAACAACAATGACCGTATTACGACTATCTACATCTATAGAAAATCCAAATTTATTTGATATTCCAACTTCCTCTGCGGGAATTTTTTGTAATAAGTCAAAGGCTTGATTATTTTTTATTACTCTCCAATCAACACCGTCATTATCAATCCATACCAAGTCGTTATTGTCAATTGTACCTTGTGTAAGAATATTTGCTTCGTTAATATTTTCTACTCTTGATGACACTAAACGAGTTAGTAAACCACGACAATCGTCAATGTCACTAACCGTAAGATCAGTATCAATAATAAGTTCATTAACATTAACTGCTAATACCTTAAAAAATCCTTGAACTGTTGAAGTTTCTTGTGTTACTATAGGTATAGTAGTTGAATCTTCTTCGCCCCTAGTTGATATTATTAAATCGTACAATCCGATAATGTCGCCTGCTTTAATATCTGTAGCTGCTTTGTTTAGAGATAATTTAAATTGATTTTTTGTAGGATCTCCTATTGATACTGCATTAGCATTACCTACAAGTTTTGTAACAAGATAATCTGATAAGACATGTTGATAAACATTCCATGATTGTTTTTCTGTGCCTACCCATACATAATTTTTGTTAGAAAACTCATCAATATTAATATTTAAAATATCATAATATGAAGGTACAATAAACTGCACATCTTCCTGATTTACATAACCTGCATCGCGGGTGTATCCTATGCTAGATTCTCTAACAGGAAAAGGCTTATGATTATAATTAAGCGGTTTTTTAAATACTTCAAATGGACGTATGCGATATATTAAATCTGTCTCGCCGCCAGGTACAGAACTAACTAGCTCAAATGGCTGTGGAGTATTTCTAAATTTTGATTCATCTAATTTAAATTCAACTTCGTCGAACCCTTCGCTGGCACCATATTGACCTTCTTTAATGGCCCATTCTTCAAAAAATTCTAAACTTTCTTTGTCGTTACTACTTAGTACATCAAATAACTTTGTAAGAGCATTTTTAGTACCTTTATCTTGTATCATTCCTTGATAGAATTTATATTGAGAAACTTCGTCATTTATAATATTTTCTAAGTATTCACGCTTTTGATAACCAATTAAATGTTGTGCAAGTTTTTGTTGTGTAACATCAAAGTTATCACTATCTAAATTATAAAAATCTGCAAACTGATTTACTTTATATTCAAAATTTGTAATCAAACCTGATTCAGGTCGGCTAGGTAATCGTGCCCAACTGTTTATTTCAAAATTTTCAGCACCTGCTATTTTATTTTTAGCTGTATAATAAAATTCTTTATATTTTACTAAATCACCAATAGCATAATCAGTCCATTGTTTCCAGTCTGTAACAGTGGCTGCATCATATAAGAATCCAGGAATATTTAAACTACCGTCCCAGTCAGAGGTCCTGTATCCTAGAACTTTAATACGTTCTTGTCGATAACCAGTAGGTTGATCATAAATTACATCGCCAAACACTGTAAAATTGTCAATTAAAACTATGTGTTCCTTTTGAACTACTGGAACTTGTATGGCATAAACTCCGTCAGCGGTATTCTTTGGACGTAATTGGAAGTTGTTAGGATCAGTCCTATTAATTCTACTAAATTCTTCTACTAATTTTTTACCGTCTGCTTTAAGAATAGAGTAACCGTAAAAATTGTCATAGATATTATCAACAATACTATACTCTGTAGTAAAATTAATTTCATCGGCTGCTGGGCTTAGAGCTAATAATGTACCTTCTCCCCAATTTTGAGTAGTCCAGAATAAAAATTCTCTAGCACTAGTTTCCCAGTTAGAAATAATCTTTTCTTCGCCGTCATAATACTCAAATCGGAATCCATTAGCTTCTAACCAATTACCATAACCTAATAGAAAATCAACAATTTCTTGGACTGTTTTAAACAATGTGCCGTAAGGAATAGTTATAGGCTGAAAGGTATTAAATTTCTTACTAAATGTTGCTGATCGGCCGCCTTTTAATGGCAGTGCAGGCAATTTAGCAAATTTAGTTACGTCAAACACTCCAGTTGCAGTATGAGTTGTAATTACTTTATAATAAGCATTATTATATTCAACATTTGAGCCTTCTCTATATAATTGTCCAGATTCCCAACGTGTGAAAATCTCAGAGATTCCTCCTACATTTATTAACGTATCGCGTTGTGTTTTAAAAGGTTCAAAGTAAGTAAATGTTGGTGATTCAGAATCATAACCTCTAATAATAAATCCAGATTGTCGTTTTTCAACTATAACACCACTATAGCTAATTGTTCGTAATGGAGAACTAGTGTTTAAGAAAACTCTATAGTTTTCTTCTGGAACAAAAACGTTACCTTTGTTTAACGGTGTTCTTGAATCTAAAATTAATTTAAATTTAGATTTGTCAGTAAATCCACCTAATCTAATAGTTAGATTATTTTTTATAGACTTTAGTCTAGTATTATAATTTTTAAAATTTGCAGTTACACTTGATGCCATATAGTCTGCAATATAATTAACTACTCCCAATGTTAATACTTGTGTTGTATCGTCAACAGTATTAGGAAATAAAATGTCTGCAAGTTGTATATGTCTGCCCGAGTCTTTATAAACTATATGTCCAAGTTTATTTCGAATCTGTCTAGATCTATCAAAACCTGTAGCTAATAGTCGAGTTGGTTGATTTATTGCCCAACTTGCTAACATTGCAAACGGGTATTCGGAACTCTTTCTCCAAGCTAATTCAACAGGAGAATAATCACCAAATTTAAAACTATTTTTAATATCTAAACTATCATACTTTAAACAAATATTAGCATCAGATGGGCTTAATAAATTTCCGTCTGCGTCTACTGGTAAGAAATTTTTCAAACCCGGGCGTGCATATTTAGAATTAATTTTAAATGGTTGACCAGGAATTCTTATTATACCTTGCTCTAGGTCTTCCCATAGTAATAAGTTTTCACTAGTATAAGGAGCAGGGCCGTATTGTTCTTCCCACCAATTTGGTTTAATTTTAAAACCTAACATTTCCCACGGATTGGTATTTGGTTTGTCAGTGTCATACACATGGTCAAACACTCCTCTCCACCAACCTGGCAACGAAGTATTTGTTGGACTTCTTAAACTAGAATAATTAAAAGTAAAAGAATCTTCTCTGTCAAAATATTTGTGCTCAGTATAATCTTGATCTACTAATTGAAGCCATTGGACAAAGTCAGTAATAATAGGTTGATCAACTTCTTCTCGCGTAAATCCAGTGTTTCTAAATGCGCCTGGTTTGTAGTCATTCAAGTCAAATAGGTCAGCATTATAATCTATTTTAATATTATTAAATATTCTTCTTTCTAATTCTAAAATTAATGCATCTCTAAAATCATCATACGCTGCAATTATACTACCGTCGTGGCCTTGAATAACTTTAACAGAATTATTGTAACTATTGTCTATATAAATTTTAGGTTCAAATTTAGGATATAATCCTAATTTAGTTGGCGTAGGCGGAATATAACTTCCGTTAGTAGATTCGTACTCGTAGATATCGAGAACATCGCCAAATTCTTTTTGTACCGTTACTATTAAAAATCCGTTATCATTAAACTCATAATCTTTCTGATATAATAATTGTTCATTATTAATGTATACTCCAACAGCCCTTGTATTAATTTCATTATACTTAAAAGGCTGCGTTAGTGAATAAAATCTTGAGTCAGGATCTTCTACAGTTATTCTGTTTCTAATAGCTGCTCCGTAAGGAAGCATATCACTAGAATAGAAAGGCATTTTATTAATTTTATCTTTATTAATTTCAAGCAGTATTCGATCAACGTGTTCTTTAACTGGACCTTCATACCCTAACGAGCTTGCAATCTCTAAAAATTGACGTTTAAATTTACCGTATTCTCTTCGTGCGTATCGAATTGATTTAACTAAATTAGCTTCTCTATCAAGCAAGTGATACATTGATAGATTTAATGGCGAGGAATGTTTTATGAACTTACGGCCGTACTTACTTAAATCTGTTATATCACGTAAATTTCCTGTTCCTGGAAATACCCCTGTAAATGCTTGTAAATTTTCTACAATACTTGCTACATGATCATTAACTTCGCCTAGTGTGAAATCTGTTACATCTTCATTAAGAGGATTTTTTTCAAGATTAGCAGCAATTTCGTAATAACCGTTTTCGTTTTTTGCAGTATTAGAAAAACACTTAAATTTAATTACGTCATTAAGTTTAATATTTTTAATGAACTTAACTGCTTTAAACTTGTCAGCAGTAAGTACTAATTCATAATCTACCCCTTCTTTAACTACTTTGTTATTTACAAACACCCTTACTAATAAATCAGTAAGGAATCCACTTTGATCAAAACAATTAATAGGATAATTTATTTTAGTGTTATCATTAATATATTGTAGTATTACAGCTTGAGACGAAAGTTTATCAGCTTTAGTCCATGCACCTAAATTAATAAAATTATTTTTATCTGTATATTTTTTTAAATAACCAGAAGCAATTGGAACTGTTTGAGGAACTGTATCAATCTGATATTCAACTATATCAGAATTATAATCAAAATCAAATAAGATATCGCCTACGTTATCAATACTACGGTATACCAACGGAAACCCTAATACAGAATCAGCTGTGCCAACTCCAGTCTTATAACTGAAAATTTCAGTTCCTTTAAAGTTTGATGCTTCGTATTTTGACGTATCTGCAAACGAGACGCCGGCGGCATCGTATGCATCAAACAGTGGCGGCTGATTAACTTGTGTTTTTTCCTGGGCACGTTTCCACTCTGTACCGTTAAAGGCTACACCACTACCTGTAAATTTAATAAATTCAACCTTAAAAATTCTTCCTCTTACTAACGGATCAGTGTCTGCTAAAAACAATATTCGCATTCCGTTTCTTAACTGAACTCCGTCAACACTATACCCTAGTGTTCCTTCAATACTGGAAAATGCATCTACGCTAAAATCATCTATTAAATCAATAACAGGTTTTGTTGTTGTACCAAAATTAAATAATTTTAAATTAGCTTCAAATTCAATAATTGGTCGATTGGCTCTTGCAGCTTGATCAAGATTTGCTGGTTGATTATTAATACTTGCTACTAATTCTATGACATCTTTATGGAACCATCGATTATATCTACTCCAAAAATTGCCGTCGCTAGATGCTCTATTAATTACAATGTAATCTTTATCTCGTGGAAAACCAATTGCAGAGCTAAATGGTAATCTATCAAATCCGTCTTCGGTGTCAAAAGGAACGTTTAGGTCAATGCCTACCGGAAAAGATACTTCAACATCAATGTCGGATATTAGTTTAATCTTATCTCCAACACCTTCTACATACCACTCAGAGTTTGAATATATTGCTGGGATTACTTCTCCAACAAATCTAATTTTCATACCGTTAGTTACACTCCATCCGGCTTTTGTAGTGTATGTTTTTTTACCTAAAATTTCTGTTTCTACATCAATAAAACTAGATTCTTCAATATTTGCTACGCGAATTACTCCGCCAAGATTAATATTATTATCAGCTACATAAAAAATTTCATTAGGAGTAGCTTCATTTAAAGTTATTTCAATAACTCCGTTTTCAACTGCCTGGGCATTAATTCCTTGTTTAATTAAAAATGCATCATCAAGGGTACGCTGTGTTCTAAAAGTAAGAGGTAAACCCGGTGTATTGATTTCAAACCTATATGTAACTCCTCTAAATAATTTAAAATTAGGATTAGGAGTTAATCCGTCAGGCGAAAAAATATAAGAATAATTGTCACCGTTATCTTGCAAAGATACAGAATATGTACTGGTTATTTCTTTAACATCACCAACAATATTAAGTGTTTGGGGACCTGTGGGTAACCAATAGTATTCTCTAAAATTTGTAAATTTATCCCAATTGATATGGGGATCCCAAGTATAAAATTCTTCTTTGTTTATATTACTATGATTGCGATTAACGCCGCCAAAGTTTTTAACTTGATTAATAAGGTCATTATAATTTTTAAAAAATTCTACATTACCTAATGCGTCTGTAATTACTGAAGCTGGTTCAAACTGATAATCCTCTCTGTCTTTGGAAACATCTGCTATATATGTGTCTGATGGATTAAACGCTGTAGCAGTTTTTCTGCCAAAGTATCCGTTAAGTTTTTCTGCCACGCCGGGCTGTAGTAACTGATCAAGGGTGCTTGATAAGAATTTAGTATTAGATTCTGTTCGAAAATATTTTGGAAGATGAATTTCACTTTTTCTTTTTTCAGATCCGTCACCTGGTAAAGGTAATTCTGTTTGTCTATCATCGTATGCCATTAATTGTATCCTCCGGTAGACGAACTTTGTATTCCTACATTAGTACTAGTTGACTGGGTAATCACTCTTCCGCCTGCTTTTAATCTAGACGCTGTAATAGCATCTATTATTTCAATATCATCAACTGTTGCTCCGCTGATAAAAATTTCATCTGCTTCTGCCTTAATTTCAAACAATGATCCAAATGCTTGAGAATCTTGGAACGGCACTATAACAAATGTTACTAAATCTGGTGCCATTCTATTCATAACATAACTGCTTAATTCAGAGAAATAAAACGTTTCGCCAAACTCCCAATTTTCAAGTGCAAAAAATTGTGACATAGCTGATATTACTCTTGCTTTTATATCGTTATCATTTAATACCATGTCAGGATTTTTTACAACTTTAAATGTTGCTTTTAAATCATCACTTGCATTTTTTCCAAACAGTATCTTATACTTAACTGGATGATAAATTATTTCGTCACTAAGTGATTTAATTTGATTAAGTTGGGAACTATAATTTATAAACAACTGATCACTACTTGGTGGTAATGGTTTAGTTATTATTTCTTCAGTTAACCAAAGTCTAAAACTTGTATCGTATGCTTTTGTTAGCAAATATAAATCAACAATATTGCTTGCGCTAGGATCAATCCTTGAATTAGAATCCGCAGCATGAATATAACGGAATTTAAGTTTATCTCTGCCAAGGCGAGCTTTATAATTAATTGATAACTCCAACACACCTCGTTCCTTATTCCATACTTCAAAAATATCTAGATCAATGTAATAAAAAACTTGGCCGTCGTTGTATGCGCTTAGTGGTAATAGGTCAGCTTTCCTTGCTAGTACAATTATTTGTTGAGTATCATTGGAATAAAAATTAAAATCTTCAACTCCGTCTTGTGTTAGATATTTTTCAAACATAACATATTTTTGTGTTTGATTAACTTGTGGTGATACGATTTGTTCAAATAATTCTACATCATCAACTACTCCGTCTTCGTCGTCGTCATAAAAACTAACTTCTATTTTTTTACTGTCAACATAACCTTCAGTATCACGATAAGCTTCAACTATTTCCCAGTTAAAATCTTTAGTGAACGAGTTTGTTTCATCAGGTTTATTATTAACGTTTAATACTGTTATAGTATCTTTAACAATTTTGCCAGTTTTTGTGTTGTATATCTTGTCGCTGCTATCGTAATAAAACCGAATTTCTTGATCACTTTCAAATACAAATCTCATAGCTCGATATGTAATAGTATATCGCTCGCCGTCAGTTTTAAACCATACAAGCCAACTAGAATCTAACCGCTGATTTGTAGCATCACCTGTTTTACCTGTAGAAAATTCAGATGTTGTGTTTAAATTATTTTCTGTAATAACACGCCACTGACCGCTAGTTTGATCAAAACGGATACCAAAAGTTCTGTTAGCAAATATTTGATCAATTATTTGAGCCTTAACTTCATCAGTTAAATCGTTAGGTAATGTTGGTTTAATTTCTGCAAGAATTGCTCCAATTGGAGATACTCCTGCTGTTGGTCCTGGTATTATGTCATTGAGTGCTACAGGTCCAAATCCGTCATCTGTATTGTCAACTCCTGGGCCGTTGACACTTAACACTTTAACCCAATTATAATAAGACGCACCTAGACTGTTAGCAACGCCGGTTCGCATGGTACCATCAGGAACGAAATGATTAGTTGATAGGTCCGCTGCTGTTGGAACAGTTTTTGGTCGGAATCCAGGTGCTACTAATTTTATCATGGCTCCTGGACGTACTAGACTAAGAATAGATGCTGTAAAACTACCCAGTCTTGATTTTACCTCTTCTCTATTTTTAAAATATCCTGTGCTTAGATTAGTTTCTTTAGTTTCTTGGACCCAGTTAACTCCTAAGTCGCTAGTTAGAATTTTTGGAAATCTATCGTGATAATAATTTCTAAGTTTTTTATCATTGAGGATAGGAACGATTATATTTTCTACTGCTCCTTCAACGTCTGTTCGAGTATTAAAAGTAAAACTTTTTTGTAATTCTAAAAATTCTTTATACACAACACCGTCGTTCCCAAACAGGGTAGTTTGACTATATTTTCCTGTAGCGTCTATTAAGTCAAAGTAACGACTTATTCCGCTTGATGTTCTGTTAACTGCTTTAACTTTAATAATTTCTTGATTAATACCTAGAGGTGCTATTTGATAGTCCTCACCAGTTATCATTCTATTTTGTGTATAATATGTGCTAGGAGCATTTAATTTAATGCTGTCGTTACTTTCGCTAGGACTACTATTATCAACTGTATATTTTAGTTCAAAAGTTATAACTATTGATTCTTCTTTGCCTAATTTGCTTAGATACGGAATTGTAATAGAAATAGCTCGCATATCTTCAGGGCCAACAATTAATCTATCTGGTAGACTTGTTCTATAATATATCTTAAATTGACCTTTAGGTAATTCTCCAAATGTGCCGTCGGAGAATATTAAATTAATTCTATCACCTACACGAGTTAGTACACTATAAATGTTTCTATTTTTTTTGTTTACACTATTATAGATTACGTTATTGCCTTCTAGTGCATCAACCTTAGTCCATAATTCTGTTTCATTGCCAAATGAATCTAAACGATAGAGCCATACATCGGAGTTGTTAATGTTAGGAGACTCAATAGAAACAGTTTGATTTGAGATAGGCGCCGAAATATTAAACAATCCTTCGTCTAGATTTCCTTGTCTAAAATGTGAGAAAAATCCTGTGTTTGAGCTTGCTGGACCACGTCCGTCGTCTCGATATATAAAAGCAAAATTATTTCCTGGGAAGGGAGCTTCTTCAAGAATATTTCCATCAGATACATCAGTTGAAACTATTTCAAAAGTTGTAGCTCTGCCGTCAATTGTTTTATTAAATGAATAAACAGGTAGTTCTGAATTTGTACTATTCAATCTATATTGATCTGTAGGAATTCCATTAACGTTGTCTTTTTTAACTGGGCGACCAAACGTACCATTAACAGGTAAGGCTGCATTTATTACTTTTATAAACTGTTCGTACCAATCAATATTACTAGGATCATTCCATACTATAGTTTGATTTTGTAAATTAATGTTATTGCTATCGCGAATTTCTTCTGAGGTTCTAACTGATGCAATTTTTAATAATCCATTGCAAGATTGTACTCTCTTAGGATTATAAGAAAGTAATCGAGCTAGTCGTAATACACTTTCACGTCTGTCTGCTAATTCTAAGAAATTTTCTCTAGCGTTTAAATCTATACGGAAAGCAATATTTTGCCCAAGGAACGCTATTAAGTCTACTAACGCAAGATATTCGCTTGATTCAACATAGTCATTAAAGTCTTCGGGATAATTTTCTCTTAGATACGATATCATCGTACGTCTTAGATTATCAAAATCATAACTTTGAAAATCTGCATTGCGAAAAGATTGGTAGACACGCTTCCAATCTTCTGCAAGTAATAATCTATTTTGTCTATCTGTAGATGACATGTGCGCTTTCCTTAACTATATCAATATTTATTTGATTTGAAAAGTGCGTAGTTAATTGATGAACCCAGCTTTTTCGTCAAACGTAAATTGTAATTTTTCTACAATTGAATAAGGCAAATATACCAATTCACAATCAATCCGAATTGCATGTTCGTAAGGTTGCTTGACATCAATCTTATTAACCTTGACTCTTGGATCATAATTAACAATCCTAGAAATATTTTGAATTATTGCATTTACAGTATCGTCTGTTAGAGGTTCAAAAATAATGTCCCAAATTATAGTGCCAAATTCTGGATCACTTAATTTTTCACCTTGCCTAATATGAAAGTGATTTATAATATCTTGTTTGATAAGAGCAATATCATAAAGTGCTGGACTAGAATTTGTAGAATTTACTGTGCTAAATCCTTTATAAGTAGGTGCTGCGGTTGCAACATTATCGTTGGATCTAGATCTAGTTGACTTAACTGATATTTGTTTATAAAGATTTTTTTCTAGTGCGCTCATAATATATTTACCTTATTTTGTAGGCTTCTTAAATGTGTCAGCGATTGGTGGAAAATTAAATGGCGGTAGTACTGCATCTGGATCTTCTTCTGTAGGACTAATCGCTTTAGTCTGCTCTGGTGTAAAATCCTTAGGGTTAAGATTTTCGTGTTCTCTCCACGGTTCGTGTTGAGGAACTCTTTTAGGTATAAATGCATCCTTTGCTTGAATTGCCGTAACTGAGCTATTCATAAAAATTTTGCCTTTGACTGTAGTTTCAATATGATCTAATTCAGCTCTAATATGTGTACTGCCTTTGGCATATATTCTGCCATCTTTGTCTGCTTTAAGTTCTATATTTTCTATGGCTTTTACAAAAACATTAGCACCAGCTGTTGCATTAATATTATTTTTTGCTCTAAAGTTAATATCTCTACCTGCTGAAAAATTAAGATCATTTTCTGAATGTACACTGATTGAATCTTTAGCGTAAATATCAATTTTGCCGTTGCCAGTCATTTCAATCCAACTGTTACCGCTACCGTGGGAAATGTAAATTAAATCTTCAGAGTTATGAAATACAATTTGATGACCTGTTCTTGTTTTAATTCGCACTAGCTCATTTGCAGGATGAAGTACGTTGCCGTCTTTTTCTCCGTTTTCTACACTAGCATATTCTAATGGGCCAGCGTCGGTTCCGCTGGGTGGCTTCTTACGAAGAAGACTCATGTCTCCATCGTCCATTACAAACGAACTACCCCCCAATCGATTAAATGGCACGTTAATTCTTGAGCCTTGAGGCCCGTATTCAGCTTTTGGTCCTTTTACATCATATGGGCCCGGGGTTGACATTCCAAACACCATACTAGGTGCTTCTCTTCTAGCACTAGAGGTTGTTGTTCCTCTTATATGGTCAGCTGTAAGGCCTTGGATTTCAAGTTGGTCAAATGCAATGTTGTTGTACGGTTTAATAAATTTTGTAGGATCTCTACCCGAGGCAGTTTCTACTTTTTTATTATATTCACCAACTGGTAAAGCAGTAGCTTTGTCGAAATCATTGAACGTGGTAGCAGCATACCCTGGTAACATAAAATTTGTATATTCGTCTTGTACGCAGCCTATCCAATACGGATTACCAAAATTATTTTCTGTGAACAACACAAGCACTAATGAGCCAGGATCAGGAGGTATTGCCCACCATCCGTAACTTTTTTGTGTATTAGCATAACCACTATTTTTGGTCATATCTTTATACGGTGTTATTCCGTAAAAAGGACTCATGTATTTTGCTTGAACAATTTGTCCTGTGCGTCTTGTTAAGTTACCCGACTCTGTTGACTTTAATAGTTCAATTTCTAAAGACCCCATAAACTTTGTATCGAGATGACTAACTACCATTCCTACATATATGCCGGAAGGGTTTTGCTCTCTAGGGGCAGTTCTTGAATCAGTTGACATTATGGAGGTCCTGCATTTGCGTCTTTTTCATCTATTTGATTTTTCTTAGATCCAGTTACTAGTGCCTTAGCATCTTTAAATAATGATACTGCTGAACTTGCAAGGCCCTCTAATGTTAAGTCTTGGCCACGTTTTCGCACTAGGTCTAATTCTTGTGTAAATTGACCTTTACTAAACTTGTTGTTTACTAAAATAACTTGATATACTCCGCTAAACATACCTATAGGTAAAAACCCTCCTAGAGGATATTTCACAAAGCCGTCTTCGCCATCATAGTCTATAGGAGTTCTAAAATTTAAAACTACATCTACTTCACCTTTTCTAGGATTTAACGATCCTTCTATAGTTATTGCTTCGTTTATTGGATTTTCAATTCCTAAATAATTTCCTAAACCTGCGTCTATAATATAAAAGGGATCTCCGTGTATTGTTAATTTTACATTAATTAAATCTGCATCACTGTTTAATATAGAATCATTAAACATTCTAGCTATAGAATTCTCAACGTGTTCTTTAGCGCCGCCACCTTTTTTACCTGTCTGAGGACCTGTTGAATTATTAACTGCTGCTGAACCTTCAGCAGGCGCAGGAGACGGAACTGGTAACGGGCCTACAAAATTAGGATCAGGTGTACCAGCTGCCATACCATCTGGTTTTTTACTACCAGCCTGCATTTGGCCTCTAGTAGTTGAAATATTAGTAAAAAATGATAGATCAAAATTTAAATCAAAATTAATAATATCGATATTTTGTCCAGTGTAAATGTAGTTATATGCTTTAATAGCACTAGACTGTTTAATTAACGATTTAAATACGTTAGGTTTAGATCCTTCAATCTTTGCGGCGTCAATCTTAAAAGGCAAGATCCTATATACGAATATTCGAGGACTCCTTCCTATTTGTCCTACAGTTGTCCAATCTGTTACATTGTAAACATGAGTTTCAATTCTAAACCATGTTATTTTGCCTTTAGCATCTGCTGTTTTCTCAACAAATTTTCTAGCATAGTCGCTGCTTAAAATAACTTCTTCGATCATTTCTTCAATAGTAGTTCCAGACTTAAATGTAAACTTTCTGTTTTCATCGCTAGTCTGCATTGCGCCACGCAGTATATGACCTTTATTATCCTGCATCTCAACAAAAGAAGGTTCTGCAAATGGCATTTTTCCGCCGTCTAAGAAACTTTTAACAATTTTAGAACTGCCTATATCGTTCCAAGAAACTTGTGCATTGGCTTCGGCACGAACAGCCTCACCAAGAGCTGATCTTGTGATTGACACCCCTTTTAATTCTTGTAATTTTTTTTCAAACTCTGGAGGAATGTTTCCTCCTTTAATTCCAGTGAGTGCTTCGTACAGTTGCTGGCGTGTGCTAGACGACGATGTAACAGCACTTGTAGAACTAGTAACTCCGCCTACTGCGCTAGAGATAAAATCACCTTTAGGAAAACTAATCACATATTGATCAGCAGTATTGACTTGGCCTGCTTCTTGAAGTTTAATCATTGTCTCATTTAACACGCTGGTTAAACTATTAGGTCCTGATTGTAAAATTTCACCTACTGTTGATCCTCTAACGTCAACGTCTGTTTTTGCTTCTCTATTAGTATTTGTTAAGGCTATTTCATTATATGGAACCGCAGACACGCTGTAAACTGCGCCAGCTTCGGTGACATTCATATCAGCTTTAATAAGTTTAATTGGAATATGCCTCTTTGAAAAGAACGGTGATTTAATATTACCCTCATCATCGTAACCAATAAATTCTACTGATAATAAAAACGGTGCTTCAATATAATTTAAATGTCCAGCAACTAATGCCGCTGTTCTAAGATTCTGTAAAAACTGGCCCATACTGTATGGTTCAATTACATTAAAATTAATCGCCATTGCGTTAGAATGTCTAGTCCTAGAATTAGGTGCAATATATGAATCAATTGTTACATCATCAATAAAAAATTCAACTACTCCGTCTGTCTCATATATAGTGGGAAGTTTTTTTCCACCAGTGCCTCCGCTTCTAATTATTTGTATTAAAGGGCCAACTGTTCTGTAACTTAACGGATAGTTTAATTCTAAATTAGTCAAACACGACAGAGTAAAAATATAATTGTAACTAGCAAATTGGTCTAGTTCATTTCTGTAAGGTGGAAATCCGCGTCCTAAGAGCGCCAGGGCGCCTCCCAAAGTAGGATTTTGAATTAATTCAACAACTGTGTTAACTTGACGTGCTACATCAACTACAGGTTTAATTGCTGCTCCTACCACAGCACCTGCAACTCCTACTACAGCAGACGCTGCGCCGCCAACAACAACATTTGCTGTTCCTAATGCAATGCTTCCGCTAGTGTTTATACTAGACTGCACTAGATTAGATGCAGTGGTAGTTATTGTATTACCCCCAGGGGTAAGTACAGGGTTACCGTTGGCGTTTACTTGGGTGACCAATGTTAGACTCCTAGTTGTCTAGATAAATTAGGACCTTTTGGTAGATAAATTTCTATACCTGGTACTAAATCGTAAATAGGATCTTTAATTATATCCATGTTACGTTGAGAAAATACCCACCATAACTTAGTTGTTCCGTACAGGTCGTAGGCTAGCAAATCTGGTCTGTATGCATACTGTGTCTGTACAACATATTTTATATCGTCATTCTCAGCAGGTATTGGTCTTATTTCTAAAATGTCTAGATAAAATTCATTTATAATAGGAGTAACGTGCCACGGAGATGTATTAACATAAGCTGCCATTAAATAAATCCTTTTCCATTAACAACATACGAACCATTAACAAATGCATCAAGACTAAATTGTGTAACACTTTTTCTACTGTATAGTGGTTGCACGGTTACAGACATCTGACTTCTTGTTGGTACCCAAGAGCCGTTTTCGCCTAAGCCTACTTGTATGTAGTCAACATCATTAGGCAAATCTACTGTAAACATTGTTACTACTACAGGTACATTTTTAAAAACGTAATCACCGTATCCGTTTAATTTAACTACTGGAGGAGGACTACCTTGATTTGAACTTGCACCGTACGCCATTTTTGTAATTGATCGCAAATAATGTACTGCGGCTACCCAATATTCGCCTTCTCTTGGATTCTCTATTAGAAACTCTCCAATAATTGTCATTGCACTCACTTGACTGTTCTGATAAGCAGGAAAAGGATAATTACTATGCGTCGGTGTTAATGCGTTATAGTTTGCTTGATGTTCTATAATAATTTGAGGAGTGTAAGGAAAACAGAAACCGTTAGTTTCTAACAACGGCTGTAAAAGCGGACTGCTTTTGTAAAGCTGTGGTATGGATAAACGAACTCTCCAGTCAAGATCGGTCTCAGATCCCCAATTAGCATCTGTAAATGCAATACCAGTTGTAGGTACTGCACCGGGGAGCAGTCCAATTGACCGTAGAGCTTTACCAAACCCAGAATCAGTTACTAGTTTAGTTGCAGCGGCACTTACTGAACCCGAAGCTCTGTTAAATGCATCGCCAGCGGACCCTATAAAGTTATCAACACTACTTCTTACATCAATTGTCATATCTTAGTCTCCTTACATTATTTAGTTGACTTTTTTATGTGAGTATATTATAATAGTAGTACGAACGGAGAATTATGAGAAAAGTCAATTATTTAAATAACAAAGATTTATTACTAGAAATACATAGATCAAAAAACACATACAGCAGTTACGAAATGCCCGAATATGCTGATTACGATATAATTCTTACTAGTTTGGATAAGATCAATATTCGAACCATAGCAGAAGCTAAACGTAATAAAGCTAAACGACTAAGTCAAGAAGCATATGAACGTCGAAAGACAGCTGGTGAAAAGGTAAAGCAAGCAGACTGCGAAGTAGACTATAAAAAAATTGCAAAGACTGAGCTAATATTTCGAGTTATGACGTTTGAACACATACCAGACGAAGTTGGTAGAAAGAAAAATCCAAAGACTGTAGCAGACGGAAAATCTAAATTAAACTTTCCGCCGTTCCAACATTGGAAATACAACGACGAAGACCAATTAGATTGCGTTGGAAAAAGCCATTGGAAAGGCACTGTCGAAAAAGGCAAATTTTCTAAAGATCACGGTCAGGCTACTAATAAATTAGCTCTTATGTGGATGAAGTTATGCGAACGCTATGCTACACGCGGTAATGTTCGAGGTTATACCTACAACGACGAAATGAAGGGACAAGCTATACTGCAATTGACTCAAATAGGTCTACAGTTTGATGAATCTAAGTCAAATAATCCTTTTGCATATTATACAGCCGCTGTCACTAATTCATTTGTAAGAGTAATTAATATTGAAAAACGTAATCAAAACATTCGCGACGATATCTTAGAGCAGAATGGTATGGACCCTAGCTATTCTAGACAAATGAGTGGAGAATGGGAAAATGCAATGCGTAGAGAACGAGAACATTCTGGAGAATAAACTGTTGACAAAACAGCTAAAAGAACTATACTATATAAAAAGAGATTTCTATTTTGTTTAAAAAAGCAGCCGTATTTACAGACATTCATTTTGGCCTTAAAGGCAATTCAAAAGTACACAACGACGATTGCGAAGAATTCGTAGACTGGTTCATCGATCAAGCAAAGAAAAACGGTTGTGAGACAGGAATTTTCTGCGGAGATTGGCATCATAATCGAAACAGTCTAAATATCACCACTATGGACGCTACTTTACGTAGTTTAGAAAAGTTAGGTGCAGCCTTTGAGCAGTTTTTTTACTTTCCTGGCAATCATGATCTATATTATAAAGATCGTAGAGACATTCATTCAGTAGAATTTGGCAAATACGTACCGGGTGTTACTGTTGTAAACGAACTAACTGTAGTTGATGATGTTGCACTTGTGCCCTGGTTAGTAGGCGACGAATGGAGGAAAATACAAGTATGTAAAGCAAAATACATGTTTGGTCACTTTGAATTGCCTCATTTTTATATGAATGCAATGGTACAGATGCCAGATCACGGTGAACTTAAAGCAGAACATTTTGAATACCAAGACTATGTGTTTTCAGGACACTTCCACAAGCGTCAAGTTAAGGGTAAAATACATTACATCGGCAACGCTTTTCCGCACAACTATGCTGATTCTGGCGACGACGAGCGCGGTATGATGATTTTAGACCGAGAAAATAATAAACCACCTGAGTATATTAATTGGTGGAACTGTCCTAAGTATCGTACAGTTAAGTTATCAACCCTATTAGACAAGACAGAAGAAATAATCAAACCTAAAATGTATCTGCGTGTAACGTTGGATCTTCCTATTAGTTACGAAGAAGCACAATTTATCAAAGAAACATTTATAAAAAATCACGATTGTAGAGAAATTACACTAATTCCTCAAAAACAAGTAGAGGAAATTACTTCTCAAATTGATATTAAAGACTTTGAGAGTGTTGACGAAATCGTTAGTAAAGAAATTGGTGCTATTGACTCCGAACAATTTAATAAAAAGTTATTGCTAGACATCTATAACGAGCTATAATATGCTAAAAATTAAAGATTTAACTGTAAAGAATTTTATGAGTGTGGGTAATCAGACCCAAGCTGTAGATTTTAATAAAGAACAGCTAACACTAGTACTAGGCGAAAACTTAGATCAAGGCGGTGACGACAGCGGAAGTCGCAATGGTACTGGCAAGACTACTATTATTAATGCACTAAGCTATGCTCTCTATGGTACAGCGTTAACTAACATTAAAAGAAATAATTTAATTAATAAGACCAATAGTAAGGGCATGTTGGTTACACTGCATTTTGAAAAAGACGGGCAGGATTATCGCATAGAGAGAGGGCGTTCTCCTAACATACTCAAGTTCTATGTTAACGACCAAGAACAAGAATCAGTTGACGAAAGTCAGGGCGACAGTAGAGAAACACAGAACTACATTAGCAATTTACTAGGTATGAGCCACGATATGTTTAAGCATATTGTTGCGTTAAACACTTACTCTGAACCATTCTTAAGCATGAAGCAGAATGAACAGAGAGATATTATTGAACAACTGCTAGGTATTACTTTACTTTCAGTAAAGGCAGAAGTTCTTAAGGAACAAGTACGTGCTACTAAAGATGCTATTATAGAAGAAACAGCAAAAATTAATGCTGTACAGGCCGCAAACGAAAAAATCAATGTTGCTATTGAAAATTTAGGCAAGACTCAACGTGCTTGGCAGGCAAAAAAGACTCAAGATGTTACAAAATTGCAAGAAGCAATACAGGAATTAGAGCATCTTGACATCGATGCCGAACTAGATCTACATGAAAAACTTGCTAATTGGTCTGAGCTAAACAATAAAATAACCGCCTTAAACAAAGAGAAAAGCACACTAGAGAGTGCTCTAATGCAAGCTGATAAAACTGTAAAAAAGGTTGAAAAAGACATCGCAAATTTAGAAGATGCGCTGTGTTATACCTGCGGACAACCCTTACATGACGATAAAAAAGAAGAAATTCTTGCAAAAAAATTAAAAGAATTTAAAGACGCAGACGCTTATAAATTAGAAGTTGCAGGTAAGTTAGAAGTTGTTATGCTTGGACTTAGTACCATAGGCGACATTAATGGACGCCCTAATACTTATTATGAAACTGCTAAAGAAGCATACGCTCACCGAGGTAACGTAGATAATCTTCGTACAGCATTAACAAATAAACAAGCAGAAGAAGATCCGTATCAAGCACAGATTGATGACCTAACACAGACAGCACTGCAATCTATCGACTGGTCTGTTGTTAACGATCTTAATAATCTTAAAGAACATCAAGAGTTTTTACTTAAATTGTTAACAAACAAAGATAGTTTTATTCGTAAAAAGATTATTGATCAAAACTTAGCGTACCTAAACAATAGACTTACATATTATCTTGATAAGCTAGGGTTACCACATCAAGTAGAGTTTCAAAACGATCTAAACGTACAAATTACTCAGCTTGGTCAGGATCTAGATTTTGACAACCTAAGCAGAGGCGAGCGAAACAGACTTATATTAGGATTGAGCTTTGCATTTCGTGATGTATGGGAAAGTTTATACCAAAACATTAACTTATTGTTCATCGACGAGCTAATTGACAGCGGTATGGATACAGCAGGAGTTGAAAATAGTTTAAGCGTTCTTAAAAAGATTGGACGAGAACGAGACAAAAATATATTTTTAATTTCTCACAAAGACGAACTTATTGGTCGTGTAAATCATATTCTTAAAGTTATTAAAGAAAATGGATTTACTAGCTTTGCAAATGACATCGATATTGTAGAGTAATGGACGACACCCACGATCAACTAACACAGGCATACTTAAAATATTTTAAGGCAAACGAGGCTTTTGAACAGCGCAATTCTGTACGGACACACAAAGCAAGTCGAAAATGGCTTAGAGAAATTCGACGCTTATCAAAGTTACGTATGGACGAAATACATACTAGGCACAAACAAAAATATCCTAACCAAAACGAAGAGGCAGACGACGCAGACTCCGATAACTAGTTCATGCAGTGGACTTATCAAGGAATCATCGTCGATGAAATACCCGAAGACATTATTGGCTTTGTTTATTTGATAACGAATCTAACTACCGGGCGCAAATATATAGGCAAAAAACTAGCACAGTTTAAACGCACTAAACCACCACTCAAAGGCAAAAAACGCAAGCGCAAAACCACTGTAGAAAGTGATTGGCGAGATTATTGGGGCTCTTCAGAGAGCTTACAAGCAGATGTCGCATCATTAGGCCCGGAACAATTCACAAGAGAAATAATTTACTACTGTAAATCAAGATCAGAACTATCATACTTAGAGGCTAAAGAACAATTTGACCGCTGTGTACTTGAGACAGATGATTACTATAACGGTATCATTAATGTAAGAGTAGGCGGTTCTGTATCACTTAGGCAAGCTCTACAAGAGCGCAAGGCAAAATAATCCAACACTTAAGGTTAGCGGGCCAGTTTGTAATACCGCTGTGGAAAAAGCATCTGTGATAGGAGCACACGTAACATATTGATCGACTCCCCAGAGGGAGGAAGCCATCAAACAAATTGGGCTCACTGGTTGATATAGGTTGTCTGTTGGCGATCGAAAAACTGCGCATTACTCATAAAAACCTCTTGCACTAGGAACGAAGCAGAGGGTAATAGTAGCAATACTATATGTCGACGTAGGTACGGGAAAGGTTAGAGCCCGTTGAGTAGCAGCTAAAATACCTATTTCCAAGTCTCGGCTACTACAACTCACATGAAGTTAGCTTTTTGAGATTAGATGGAACCCGTAGTAGGTTCCGTCTGACTAAAACAATCTACATGAAATTTAAACGCTATCACTTCGTAATAGCGCAATGTATCATACTAAATTACTTCTTTAATTTAAAGAAAACAAGTTAGTTTGAGCGATAGCGAAAAACTTAATGAGCGTTAGCTCATTACTCTTAATAAATACATTATCACTAAGGATTACCACGATTATGCGAGTTTATGATGTTGTAAGTGCTAAAGATCAACTAAATGAAGAGTACGATGTAGTACCTCGTGGAAATCCGCCTAACAAACTTTTTGTTGTAATTGATCCAGAGTCTGGCAAAGAACTAGGATCATATCGTACTCCTGGACAAGCTCGTACCGCTGCTAAAGATGCAAATGCTAAAGTTCAAGCGGCTGCTGATAAAAAGGTAGCTGATGCTGAAAAAGCAGAAAAAGATAAACTTGATAAAATAAAATCAACGAATCGCTTTTATCGTAATCTAAAACTGTCTGCTGGCGGTCTTGGAATTCTTTTCGCAGGGTATTCAATTGTTGGCAGTGTAGATACACATGTTACAGAACAAACTGAATTATATAAGTCTTATAGGGCTGGTAATTTTGGTACTATGGGAAGTCCTGAAGCAGTAAAAAAATATGAAGAAAGATCAAAAGTAATTTATGGTGCTTGGGTAAGTTCAGCAGCGGCAACGATCTTAGCCAGTGGAGCACAAGCTGTAATTGCTGCAAAAATTATTAATGGAATACGGGCAGCACGAACTGCTGGCGCATTGGCTGCTGGATCTGCTACACTAGGAATAGGAGCATTAATTGCATACCTATTAGGCGAGGCTGCAAGTTATGGAGCAATGTGGTTAATTAACAGACCTAGTACAATAGAAGCATTAATAGAATATACTTGGAATGCTCCAGCAATATCATTAGCGTTTGCAACAGCTTCAAAATTTAATCCTGATGTGTCTCTCGATGATGATGTACAAAAAGACTTGAAGTATGCTATGGGTATGTCTCCGAGAGACAAAGCCGGTGTTGAGAAAAGTAAGCAAGACTATACATCTGCTAAGCCTACACCTGCTGCACCTGCTCCAACTGCATCGGCATCGGCGCCCGCTGCAAGTAGTTCTGCACCAAGTAGCAGCAGCTCTCAGTCTGAGCCTCCGAAGTCTGAACCTACAAGAAAAAATTGGGCTGCAGGATTAGATTAACGGCATTCCTGTCTTTTTAGCAGTCTCTATATTTTCTTCAATTACAGTATGAAGAATCATTAAGTCATCCATATCTGTGTCAGTGAATAATACATCTGATGCAACTCCGCCTCGCATGAACCAACAAATTTTATAGATGTTGTGCTTGAGTTGTTTAATTTCGTTTTCGTATTCTTTGGCTAATTGAGGTAATGCAGAGTCCGGAGTCTCAATTAGCCTCGACCGAAAAAACTTGAATAGTCTAAGTTTGGTAATATTTTATATTCGTGACTACAGGCACTACACGCAACACTACTAGGCTTAATGTTCCAATTCTCTAAGTTAGTTTCGTAAACTTTTTTAGTTTCTTCAAAATACTCTTTTTCGCCGTTTTCTAAAAAGTCAACTATAAACTGATGATGCATTTCTTTGTCACCGTCAGGCGTAGTTATTTCAACAACAACTTTTTGTATAGTGTTGATAGTAATAGAGTTAATGTCGTCAAATAATCTATTAACCTCAGCTTGTTGTTTTTCTTGGTCGTCTATTTGTGACACGTATTGATTAAGTTGTCGCTGAATAGTAAAACTTTTTTGTTGTATGTCAGTTAATTCTCTATAGTTTAACGGACGTATTCTAAAAATAAAATTGTTAATTCTAAATTCGTTTATAAAGTTAACTGAATTGTAGTGATCAAGTATAGATTGAATTGGAATACCGTACGCATCTTCGTTACTACACTCAGGACATTTTGAATTTATAGTGATATTTTCACCGTAAGTTGCCAATCTAATGGCAGCTAACACATAGTCAACATCAATTACAGGCATGGCCCATGCGTCCTTGATACCGGGTATACAACGTTGAATTGTATTAACAACAGCATTGCCTGTATAAAGTGCATCAGGAGTTTTTAATCGCATTTCATCGCTGGCTGTCATACTGTACACTTCAAGTTCAGTTGCCTTTTCTAGTGCGTTGCGAGGGTAAAAACTTCCCTTACTGGGTAAGTCAATTAACAATTTTGGTTCCCTCTTATACTTCTGAAGAGGACTTGAATAGTTTTCCATGTGTTTTTCCTAAAGATAAATATACAATAGCGTATTCATATTTATAAGTGCTAAAATACCAGGAGAAGCAGATTGGCTGAAAATGACAAAACCGTCTCAGATAAAGTAGCTACCGGTGCAGGTAATGTGTTTACGGGCACTGTACGCAAAGCTACTGCGGGTCTTAAAGGATTTGCTGGCGGTCTACTAGATACTAATCCTCAATTATCTGATCTTACTTCTGGTCTAGGAGCACTTAATTCAGTTGTAAAATATCTTGAAGGTGGCTTAGGTACACTGCAAGGGTTTTCAAGATTTGGTGTAGATTTTGGTATGAGTATTGGCAAGATGAACGAATCTGCCGCAGGTGCTAGATTAAAACTTGATGAAATGGCATCGCTGATAAGCAGCAATACTGATTTCCTTTTAACATTTGGCGATGGCCTAGTAGGAGTGTCTGATGGTGCTTCAAGATTCTTGGACATGCAGCGCAAGTTCTTTTTTACATTAGAGGGCCAATCCACTGAAACTTCTCTACAATTACAGCGATTAGGTCTAACAACTAAAGATATTAACGAAAGTTTCTTACAATACGATGCTATAGAAAATTATAGACGCAAAGGCCAACAACAAACAGAAGAAGAACGAAATGCATCTGCAATGGAGTTCACTAAAAATCTTGACAAACTATCTAAATTAACTGGTAAGCAAACACAACAGTTACAAAAAGAGATAGAAGCAAAAATGCGTCAGGGTGACGTAGCAGCATATCTAACTGAGTTAGATACTAAATCAAGAAAATCTTTCCTTGAAGGTTCTCAATTATTTAAAACTATGGGTCCTGCTATGCAGCAGTTGTTTGAAGATATGGTAATTAGAAAGTTTCCAGGAAAAGATGTTGCTCCGCTGGTTGCTATGATGCCTAAAACTGTAAAAGCATTTGAAGAATACGAAAGAGTTTTAAAGAATGGAACAGATGCAGAGCGCGAAGCAGCCCTTGCAGCAGCTCTAAGTACTGCGGCAGCAGAACAACAGTCAACTACTATGCGAGAACTAGCTAAATTAGGCGGCAGAGTTGATTCTAATATTACAGAATTGTACAGTAGAGTATTTGGTGAAGGAGCTTTTGGATTAGCAGAAGCCATTCGCCAAGTTCAAGATCAGTTTAAAGCTGAAGGAAAAAATGTTGATCTAGCAGGTGCTGAGTTCTTAGATAGAGTTAAGAAAAAGCAAGAAGAAATAATGAAAGGACCTAAAACAATAGATCCTAAGACAGGTAAAGAAGTTGAAGACGAAGGTCGATCAGCTGTTGAAGCCTTATTAAAATTGCAGGGTATTGCAAGTGGGATGGCGTTAGAAGCACAAAAACAAATTAGCGGACTATATAGTACTCTTGGAAAAAGTGCAGACGATTTTGCAAATTACTTAAGAACACAACTTAATGTCAAAAATGAAGTTGACAATATATTATCTACTGTTAGATCTACTTTAGGAATAGGTGGATCTGATATGGCAGCGGTAGTAGCTAACTCAAGTGCAGCAGTTAGAAATGCTATCCAAGCTAATAACCCAGAACTTGCTGCAGAAATTAATAAATTAGTTACTCAAATTAAAGAGTCGCCAGAAAGTGAGCGTACAAAATTAATTGAAGATTTAGCATCTAAAATAAAAGAAGCAATGAGTTTAACATGGGAAAATGTAAACGTAAATGCAACAGGAACCGTAGTAGTAAACGGACCAGTAAATGAAAGATCAATACCGCCTGACAGAAGGGGAACTCAAAATGACCCAGGACGCGAAACAGGGTCACTAGGTAAAACTGGTAGACTATTTGAAAATTTTGGTAAACAGTCTAACATGTTATTGCATGGTATTGAATCTGTGCAAACACCAGAACAGACTGCTAGCATTATGCGAAATAGTGCTCTTGGCGCTTTACAAGCAGTAAGCGACATATTTAATGTAGGAACATTATCAAATGATGTTGCAAGCAATGTAACGCCAATTATGGAAACATTAGCCGCAAATAACGTACAAACACTTAACGGTATGTTAAATACTATGCAGAATACTTCTAGGCAAATGGTTTCAAATGCTTCGGCAAAAGGTATGGATATGAGTGAACTAACGCAATCATTTAGATCTGCAATGAGCGAAATTAAAAAGCCAATTGAAGATGTAGCAAGCTCAATTAAAGGGCCAATGGAACAACTTGCCCAAACAGCAGGTCAGCAGTTAGAAATTCAACAGAAACAACTTAAAGGCATTAGAGGTATGAGCGGTGATGTTATGAGAGGATTAGGTTAATATGAGTTGGAAAAAATATTTTACTCCTGTGCAAACAGGGGATAACGCAAGCGGAAGCTACAGTCCTCTCAGCGGAAGAAACAGTACTGGCCGCCCTGGACCTGCAAGAACAAACTATAGTTCATATCTTCCAGACGTGTATGTAGGTTCACCTAATCGTGTAGAACGTTATGGGCAGTATAACACTATGGATATGGATTCAGAAGTTAATGCTGCTCTGGATATTCTTGCAGAATTCTGTACACAGATCAATGACGAAAATAAAACTAACTTCAAATTTACTTTTAACAAACGTGCTACTAACAGTGAAGTAACAATTTTAGGTCAGTACCTAAAACAATGGTGTAAGAATAATCAATTTGACACACGTATGTTCCGTGTGTTTCGTAATGTATTCAAGTATGGTGATGCATTTTTTATCAGAGATCCAGAAACAGGCAAATGGTTTCACATTGATCCAGCTAAAGTTACTAGAATTATAGTAAACGAAAGCGAAGGTAAAAAGCCCGAGCAATACATGATCAAAGATGTTAACCTAAACTTTAAACATCTAGTAGCAACTACTCCTAATATTACCACAGGTAACATTACAGGTGCAGGTAAGAGTGAAGGATACTTCACAGGTGGTGGCCGTGGTATGGTAGGCAGCGCACCACAACAAGCAGGCAGCAGATTTCAAGTTGGTGATGGTGAAGTAGCAATTGATGCTGAACACATTGTTCATCTAAGTTTATCAGAAGGCTTAGACAATAACTATCCATTTGGTAACAGTTTATTAGAATCAATCTTTAAAGTTTACAAACAAAAAGAATTACTTGAAGACGCTATTATTATCTATCGAGTACAACGTGCTCCAGAACGTAGAGTGTTTTATGTTGACGTAGGTAATATGCCTAGTCACTTAGCAATGGCCTTTGTTGAGCGTGTAAAAACAGAAATACATCAAAGACGCATACCTTCTACAACAGGTGGTGGTACCAATGTAATTGACTCAAGCTACAACCCGTTAAGTATTAACGAAGACTACTTCTTCCCGCAAACAGCAGAAGGTAGAGGTTCTAAAGTTGAAACCTTACCAGGCGGTACTAACCTAGGTGAAATTGATGATTTACGCTACTTTACTAACAAATTAGTTAGAGGTCTGCGTATACCTAGTTCATACTTGCCTACAGGTGCAGATGACGGTGCTAGCCAGTTTAATGACGGTCGAGTAGGCACAGCTTACATACAAGAATTAAGATTCAACAACTACTGCGAACGTCTACAAGGATTAGTTGCAGAAGAGTTTAACCAAGAATTTAAACGCTATTTGCTAGAAAAAGGTGTGAACATAGACGTTGCAATGTTTGACATTGCTTTCCAAGAACCTTTAAACTTTGCGGCTTATCGTCAATCAGAATTAGACAATGCACGTATACCAACCTTTGCGCAGGTACAACAAATTCCATTCATATCAAACCGCTTTGCAATGAAACGTTTCTTAGGTATGAGTCCAGAAGAGATAGCAGAGAACGAAAGAATGTGGCGCGAAGAAAACGAAGAAAATGTCAACGGAAGCCCAGCAGACGCTGCCGGCGAGATGAGAGGAGTTGGTATTAGTTCAGCAGGCATCAGTGCAGACATAGGCAGCGCAGAAGACATTGACACTACCGGAGAAGAACCAGTTGCAGGTGGAGATGCTGCTCCGCCAACAACATCAACAGGCACATCACCCGGTGCGGCACCGCCCGCAGGATCACAAACGATATAAATACTATTATGATATTGCGTGAATTATTTTATTTTGATAAAGAAACATTAGAACCTGTTGAAAACGACAGGTATGATCCCATTTACGATACATCTATACTAAAACCGTCTGACACACGCAAAACACGTCTTACCCTACGCCAAATTGGTCGTGCTAGAAAAGCTGCTGAACTACATAAAAAAGAAACTGTCAAAGAATTAGATTTCATTAGACAGATGTACGGAATGGCAGCACAAGCAGCGGCTACAGGTGGGTAATGGCCAAGATAGACAAATCAAAATATACTAAAACTGAATGGAACATAATTAAAGAACAGCGTAGGCAAAAAAAAATTGCCGAAGCTGTTAATTCAGTTCCTAACACTCAACCGCAAACTTTAGTAGTACCTTTTGATACTGCTACAGCTTTTGTACTAGGCAACGGTACTAGTAGATCCAGCATAGATCCTAAAGTATTAAAACTTTACGGAAAAACATACGGCTGTAATGCATTGTACAGAACTTTTGCACCAGACTATCTAGTTGCAGTAGATGTAAAAATGGTCTTAGAAATTTCAAAGGCAGGCTATCAGCATCGAAATCCAGTATGGACTAATCCTAATAAATCATATCAACGTATACAAAATTTAAATTATTTTCATCCTAGTAAAGGATGGAGTTCAGGACCTACTGCACTATGGTTATCTAGTCAGCACAAGTATGAACGAATCTTTATACTAGGCTTTGATTATAAAGGATTAAACGAAGGTGCAAAATTTAATAACCTGTATGCAGACACAGTTAACTATAAAAAAAGCACTGACGGCGCTACATTCTTTGGCAATTGGTTACGTCAAACAGCCAGTGTTATTAAAGAAAATCCTCAAACACAGTTTTACAGGGTAATATTACCTGATAATTATTGTCCAGAGGAACTAAATAAATTTAACAACTTAAAGACAATCTTTGTTGATGACTTTAAGAAAATGTTCAATCTTTAGGCAAACTGCTCAAAACGAGCCGTTTTTTGCCTATATCTGCGCACTTTTCCCCAAAACGAGTAAATAAACATGACAGCCTTACCACAGGTAATTACTTACAGGAGAATACAAATGGCAGATCGCAAAAAGTTTGAAGAAATGCTTGAGCGCCTTATCAATGAAGATAAAGCAGGTGCTGAAGAGCTTTTCCATGAAATCGTGGTTGAAAAATCACGTGAAATTTACGAAGCACTTTTAGAAGATGATCTAGAAGATAAAGATGTAGACGAAGCTTCTGATGAAGAAGTTGATGAGTCAGATGACGAAGAAGTTGATGAAGCTTCCGACGAAGAAGTTGATGAGTCTGATGACGAAGATAAAAAAGTTGACGAAGATTTCAACTTAGACGAATTTGAAGTAGAAGCTGACCCAATGGCGATGGGCGGTGATCCAGCTGACAACATGATGGGTGACGTTGAAGTAGACGGCGGCGACATGGGCATGGATGACATGGGCAGTGACGAAGAAGGTGGCGGTATTGAAGATCGTGTAGTTGATCTAGAAGACGCACTAGACGAACTAAAGGCTGAATTTGAAAAAATGATGTCTGGTGAAGAA